AAAAAAGATATGGAATCGTGTACTGAATAAAACGGAGAGGAAGTAAAATGTTTTCTGAGATTATAGACTGGTGGTATTGGTATTGGAAGCGAGTATTCTTTTATATTGTTCTTTTAGTCCTTATAATATGTATGGGAACTTGTATTTATGAGGTTAAGAACGCTCCTCCAAGAATAGAACAGACTAAAATACTTGCGGTTGGAAAACTAATTAGTATCCGTTCAACTGGCTCTTTTTGTATTTACGATACTGAATTAAAATTTGATGATGGTTCTATGCTCTGTGTAACGTATTCATTCAGTAGAGCTAATAATCTTAGAGTAGGTATGAGATACAAAATCTGGAATTCATCTTTCTACGGTTATCGCTGTAAGCTTCTTAAGGAAAAATAAATGAGATGCGTCGATTGTATGTTATACATTATTGTCGAAGAAACTGGGGATGAGCCTGGATGTGCAAGTGGCGGTGATGTTTCTAATCCAACTAAAAATATTTACTGTGTTGAAGTAGATGGAGATAGAGAAGCGTGGGAAGATAAAAATATTCATAGCGATGGATGGGAGGAAGAAGATGGCTAATACAGCAGAAAGTGATTTACAGCTTTTAGATAATATGCCAGATCGGGCTTTATTTATACATATAAAAGTCAATCATCCTTTGTGGTCTGATGAGCTGGTAAAAAAGGAAATTGAAAACTTGCGGAGTGCAGAATTCGCAGAGTGGTATAGAGACTTGATTAAAAAAGTCCAAGGCTAAAATTTTGCGAGCGTAGCTCAATCGGTAGAGCGTCAACCTTCCAAGCTGAATGTTGTGGGTTCGACTCCCATCGCTTGCTTTATGGCAACGATAGTTGTAAATGTAAAAACAGAACCTTACGACGTCTGTATAATGCGTCCAGGTATCTATCAAAATAAATATAGAATCGGTGTGGATGGAACAAGAGAAGAAGTAATTGCAAAATTCAAGGTTGATTTTTATGAGAGGATAAAATGGGACTTGGCATATCTGCAAGCTGTTATAAGACTCAGAGATAAAAGAATTGATTGCTGTTGTGCTCCGCTCCCTTGTCACGGCGATATCTATGTGGAGTTTTTAGACATTATAGCTACAAATGAATATTTTATAGGTATAAAGGATATTGTGGATTGATAAATAAAAAGGAAAATTGATGGGTTTATTAAGCAGACAAAGACAAAGAATTCAACAACGAATGAAAAAAACAAACAGATGCAAGAAGATCTCAGTTTGATGATCCTAAATTGTCTATAATAAGAACCATTGATGTTAAAATAGCTCCGCCGTTTATAGTTGGTGAGCGAGTTGGAGATGATCTTACCCGAGAATTCCATACTGTGATTGGAATAAGTTATAAGAATGGAAAATGTGATAATCCATTAGAGAATTGTCATCACTGTTGGGGTATCTGGATTGATAGTGACTATTTGGGAGGTGGTCGCCATCCTTGGGAGTTAACAAAAACTGAGGACATAAGAGGCTAAAATTAAAAAGGAGATTCAAAAATGAGAGCTTTTGTTTTACAGCCATCAAACAAGTATGATATATCTGCGGCAGAAGCTTATGGTGAAATAATTTATCTTATCGATGAATATTTATCACCGTTTGACCCAGATGAAACTATTCGACGTATGAGAAATAGATTAGATCAACTAAAATTTAATCCCGACCAAGATGCAATAGTCCTTACTGGAGCGTCGATTCTCATCTCAGTGTTTTTATCTGTACTTACTTATGATTATCACAAAATAAAAACGCTGCTCTTCGATGCGAGAACCGGGAAGTATAAATTAGTCATAATAGAAATGTAGGAGGGCAAAATGTTCTCAGTTATAACAAAATATCTTCCAAAACCAATTCGAATCAAAAAAGGTGTTGCAAGAAAACTCCAAATTGTGTTCGGAGAATGCCAACTATTATATAATCTGGTCTATGGTTTCTTAAGTGAAGCCACTCCAACTATAAAATCTAAGGCTCTGGATAATGCCGAGCTCACAGATTTTGGGTATCTTTGTAGGGAATTAGAAAACCTATTCGATGAACTGCGAAAAGAAGCAAAAGCCAGAAAAGAACTTTGTGGAAATATTATTGCTTATAGATTAATCAAAGAATCTCTAACAGATCCTACAATTACAATGAGGTCAAAAGGAACGTTAGCAACTGGAACGCCGAATGTAAAAATGCAAGCTGCTCTACCAAAGAAATTCAGCCCAGAATATTTTCAGTTAACAGATTTCTTCGGTGTTCCCAGAGACGTTGCAGAAGCTGGTATTTTGCGTCTCGATTGGAAAATGGTTACAGAATATTGTACGAAGCTAACTGAAGATGGGAAACCAATTCCAGAAGGTTTCGGTAAAAAATATCCGTTATATACCACAACGTATAGAAAAATGAAAGGAGGATAATGGACGATGAGATCTTAAAAACAGATAGACACAAAGGAATGCAAAAAGTTTTCACAGCAAATTATGGAAGTGAAAAGTCTGCTGATGAAGAGCAGGCTGAACAAGAAGCTGCAGAAGCAGAAATGAGTACTGATTAAGATTCAGTATCAAAATTATCAACCTAATTTTTTGGAGGCCTAACTAATGGGAACCGAAAATGGTCAAGACAATGGAGTGCCTAAGAAAGCCTCAAGGAATGAGACTGCAATTCACAAAGTCGATGGGATAGATCCAAACTACTTACAGAAGTATGTCGCCGAAGATACCAGTTTGGATAATCTCAAAGAACATCGTGTAGTTCCACGGCTGAAAATTATTCAAGCAACTTCAGATACCGAGCTTAAGAAAACTTTCGGCGAAGGAACTGTTATTGTTCGTCCCGGCGACGCTGAGATTTGCAAATATGAAAAGGAGCCAGGATTCTTTCTCTTTGTCCCGCTGTTCTTCTTTGTGGAGTTTGCAAAGTGGGCAGACCTTCGAGCCACTTCTGGACCGATGATCTTAGACCGGAGCCACGATCCTACCAGTCAGCTCGCCGTCAAAGCTAAAGATTTCACCAAACGCAATGAAATGTATGATGGACACGACAAGCTCCCGGAGAATGAGAGAAACTATTATCGTTATGTAGAACATCTCCGGTTCATCGGGCTTATTTACGGAGATCATCCTCTGGTAGGAACGCCGGTGACGTTGTCTTTTGAACGTGGCGAATGGGGACAAGGAAAGAACTTTATTTCCGCTGTCACATTGCGAAGGCAGACTGTAGAAGGAACTCCTCAAGCCATTCCGCTCTGGGCTCAAGTATGGAAGCTTATACCAAAATTCAGAGAACCAGATGCAAGCAGAAAATGGTACGGCTTCGGTTTCGAGCCAGCAGAACAAGCTATTATTGCACCAGACGAAGCAGATACTATGTTGGCTCTGCACAAAGAATTCAAAGAACTCTTTGAGCAATCAAGGCTGATGGTTCAAGATGAACCAACGGAGCCGACCGTCGATGAAGCTGCGGTAAAAGCTCACAAAGACTTCTAAGATTTAGGAGTGCGGGTTTTGTCATCGAACTGGCAGGCGGGATATAGACGAGATGTATTCCGCCTGCCATCCTTGGTTCTCTAATGCCTAAGAAAAAACTTTATTATATCTATGCTCATCTTTGTATAATAACTGCAAAAATTTATATAGGTTGGGCTACAAATCCTAAAAGAAGATGGAATGAACATTGTATAAGAAAAGATGGAACTCACTTTCATAATGCTATACAAAAATATGGTAAAGAATTTTTTGAACATTATATTATAGCTTACTCTACAAATCTTGATGAGATAAAACAAAAAGAGAAAGATTTTATTAAACAATTTGATACTTGTGCTAATGGATATAATATGGCTCCAGGTGGAGAAGGAAATAATTATTGGCAGGGAAAAAAACGTCCAGAACACAGTAAATTTATGCAAGGTAAAAAATATGCACAAGGAAGTAAATCTCTTCAAGGATATCATCATACTGAAGAAACAAAAAATAAAATGCGTAGGGCAATAAAAGGAAGAAAACATACTAAAGAAGAATTACAAAAAATGAGGATAAGTCATTTAGGATTAAAACGCCCAGATCAAAGTGAACGTATGAAGAAAAATAATCCGATGAAGAATTCAATAACAGTTTTGAAACATCGATATATTACTTTAAAAAATAAAATTAAAAATATCGAATGTTAAATATTCGTGCTATAAATGCTCTTGCCGAGTTAGAGCGATATGGTTGGACTTATCAGCCATCTGGTCCAGATGAGGTGAAATGCCTTTGTCCGTGTCACGATGATGAACATCCCAGCCTCTCTCTTAACTTAGAAAAGAACGTTTGGATTTGTCACGCTTCTCAATGCAAAGCCAAAGGTGATATAATCGCTTTATTGGCTTATATTGGCAAAGTCCAGCGTAAAACAATTATTGCAGATCTGTTAACAAGATATCCAGACCTGCAAGATATTAAGATTGTAGATCAAAAACAAGTAGAAAAATTTCATCAAGCAATTTGGAAATCTGGTCCTCTGCTACAAGAGTTATATAAGAGAGGTGTAACAGATGAAGATATAAGAGAACAAAGACTTGGTTATAATGATGGTCGTATAATTATCCCTGTCTATAATTTGCAGAAGCAGGTAATCAATCTTCGCAAGTATCTTCCCGGAGCTCCTGGTCACGAGAAGATGCAAAATATGAAGGGATACATCACAAGAGCTTTATATATGCCAGACCGTTTGAAGTATCCTACGGTATGGATTTGTGGAGGAGAATTGAAAGCTCTTGTAGCTAATAGATTTTTGAATTCTCACGACGTTGGAGCTACATCGGTAACTGGAGCAGAAGGTTCTTGGAGTAAAAATTTTACTGCATTCTTTAAGGATAAATTTGTTTTTATTTGTATGGACATTGACGCAGGTGGAAAAGCTGCGGCGAAAGCTGTGGCTCAACAAATTCTTCGAGTTGCAAAAGCTGTCTATATAATATACCTGCCATTAGATGAACAAAAATATCCAAAAGGTGATATCAATGACTGGGTAGGAAATGAAAAAGCTACTGCTGAAGATTTCTTAGCTGTAATGAAAACCGCTAAGAAATATATGCCGCAGGAAATTTTAGACGAGATAGATGATTCTGAACCTAAAAGATGTAGACTAATAGAAGCAGGAAAAGCAAAATATATAGGAACTAAAATTCAATGTGATGCAGTTATCTCAACTATAAGTGAAGATACTCTTGTGATAACAAAAGAAGTAGATATATCTTGCACACGGGATACTTCTTTCTGTGCGTTGTGTCTTGTAAATTCTAAAGACCCAGATGCAGAGACTGGATTAACAAGGATCAGAATACAATCTACAAATCCGGCTATATTAGAAATGATAAATTCGTCACCACGAAATTTGAAATCTGCTGTATTATCATCTTTGAATGTTCCAGATTGTAAATCTGCAAAGGTTAAACCGTTCTCATATTATAACATTAAAGATGTAAGACTAACTAATCCTTTAGAAATACATAGTGAGAATAGCGAGCATATTGTTCAAGCTGCATATATAGTTTCAGATAAGCAATTAGATCTAAATTCTCCTTATACAATTATCGGTAAGGCATATCCTCATCCAATAAATTGGTCTGGTGTTCTTCTTATCAATAATGTAAAAGAGAAAGAGGACAGTTTAACGTCTTATGTTTTTAGTGACGAAGATTATGAAGAATTGAAAATTTTTCAACCAGCAGATTGGAGTTATGAAGGCTTAGAAGAAAAAATAGATCATATCTACAAGGATTTTGCTTATAATGTAACTCGCATATTTCAACGGCAAGATTTACATCTATCTATGGATTTGGCTTATCATTCAGTTTTGCATTTCAAGTTTGAACGTCAAATTCAAAATGGATTAATAGATTGTCTAATAACTGGAGATAGTTCTCAAGGTAAAAGCGAAGTAGCTATCCGTCTTATACAGCATTATAAATTAGGAGTAAGGCACGATTGTGGAAGTGCGACAAAAGCTGGTCTTCTTGGTGGCTTAGAACAAATGGGAAGCAGATGGTTTATCAAGTGGGGAGTAATTCCAATCTACGATATGCAATTAGTTATATTAGAAGAAATAAAAGGAGCCAGCATTGAAGTTTTAGGCAAGCTGCGAGATATGAGAACTTCTAAAATCGCTGAGATAATTGGTATAGAGCGGCGAAAAACTCACGCAAGAACTCGTCTAATAATGATTTCTAATCCACGCAGCGATAGATCTGTTTCTTCTTATAATTATGGAGTAAATATTGTAAAAGAACTGATGGGTAATCTGGAAGATGTTCGTCGCTTTGATTTTGCTTTAATCTTGGCTCAGCAGGAGATAGACAGTAAAGTTATAAATGACTTTCAGCAAAATCAAGAAACAACAGATCCAGTTTACTCTTCTAAGATCTGCAAGAAAAACGTTCTATATGCGTGGACTCGAAAAGTAGACCAAATAAAATTTGAAGATGGCTTTCGTAATCAATGCCTAAAATATGCTACGAATTTATGTTCTAAGTTTTCTGAGTCGTTACCTCTATGCGACAAAGGAACTATGAGACACAAATTAGCCAGAATCGCTATCGCATTAGCTTGTAGAACTTTTAGTGTTGTAGATAACGATTGTGGAACAGTTTTAGTGAGACAATGTCATATTGAATATGCTTATAGGTTCTTAAATAAAATTTATAACGCTCCTTACTGTGGATATAGAGATTACTCTACAGCCGAAGAGCATCATTCTCAATTACAAAATGTTGATAAAATAAAACAAGTAATGAAAGAAACAAAACACTCACGAGCTTTAGCCAATTCATTATTATATGCAGAAAAAATAAATATTATGGATCTTCAATCGTGGTGTGAAATAGATCGAGATAATGCTCAAAGATTATTATCTTTG